TAGTAAGACTTATGGAAATAAAATAAAAATTATTGTAGGTAATAATCGAATGGTCGTGGCTAAAGAGTTAAATATTAAAACAGTCCCTGCTGTTATCACCAATTTTAAAGCGGAAGAGTTTCCTCTGGAAGGAAAGATTTTAAATACTGATGAAGAAGTTAGGTCCCTATTCTATTTACCCAAGCAACTTCAAGTCAGACGGGACAAGAACGGAGACATCGACCAGGTCATGCCTCCTTGGTTTCCAACGGTAAAGCAACATTATGTTTAAAACAAAAAAATACCAAGTGATTCGAAGAGCCCTTTCCAAGGAGCTGGCTAATTTTATCTTTAATTATATGATGCTTCAGCGAGATGCTGTGGATTATATGATGAAAACTAATAAAATAAATCCAGCGAATCCTTTTATTGGAACCCGTACCGATAAACAGGTACCAGGATGTTATACTAAATATTCAGACTGGGTCATGGAAACTTTACTCATGTATATGATTCCTATCATGAAAGCGAAAACAGGAATGGATTTAGTTCCAACGTATTCGTATACGCGCCTCTATGAAAAAGGAAATATATTAAGACGACATAAGGATCGACCAAGTTGTGAAATCTCTACCACGGTGCATTTAGGAGGAGACGAATGGCCTATTTTTCTAGACCCGACAGGGGCTGACTTTGTCATTGATGAATTTAAAAACATCCATAAACCTGGAGCTCCAAAGGGAGTACGTGTTGATTTAAAAGTAGGAGACATGCTGATTTATTCTGGCTGTGAACTTGAACATTGGCGAGAACCTTTTGAAGGAAATATCTGTTCTCAAGTCTTTTTGCATTATAATCATGCAAACGGTCCTTTTGCTAAAACAAATCTCTTTGATAAACGCCCACTGCTCGGTATTCCTAAGTAGTTGATCTCCTCAAAAATATAGTATATCTGTAATTAAACGGATTTTTCTATGTTACAAAAGATAGGTTTTCTACCAGGATTCAATAAGCAAGTCACACCAACCACGGCCGAAGGTCAGTGGATTGCAGGTGATAATGTAAGGTTTAGATACTCTACCCCTGAAAAAATAGGGGGTTGGGCTGAGCTTGGAGAAAGTTATTTAACGGGTGCTACACGAGCCCTTCATCATTTCGTCGACAACACGGGTATTAAATACGCAGCCCTTGGAACCAATCGAATTCTTTATGTTTATTCAGGAGGTATTTTTTATGATATTCATCCTATTAAAACAACAACCACTTTAACTAACGCCTTTACCACAACCAATGCATCAGCTACCGTTACCATTACCTTTGGTTCTGATCATGGAATGAGTGCAGGGGATATTGTTTATCTCGATAGTTTTAGTACCATTACAAATTCAGATTATGTAGCCGCTGATTTTGATGACATTAAATTTATGGTCACATCGGTTCCTACTTCAACCACGATTACCATTACCATGTCTTCAGTGGAAACAGGATCCGGAGCCACAACGTCTGGAGGTATTCGCGTTCAATATTATTATCCGGTAGGACCGGCTCAACAACTAGGAGCTTATGGTTGGGGTATTGGTCAATGGAGTGGTACGGTTTCAGGAGAAGTCTCTACGACTTTGGATGGAGCCATTACCGATGCCGCAGCAACCAGTGGTATTACTTTAACTGATTCAAGTGAGTTTCCTGATTCAGGAACCTCTTATATTCAAATTGGTTCAGAAGAAATTTCTTATACAGGTATTAGTAGTAATGTATTAAGCGGTGTCACACGGGGTGTTCGAAACACAACAGCCGCGACGCACGCTGATGGCGCAACGGTTACCAATACTACCGACTATGTGGGGTGGGGTGAAGCCGCTTCAGGAGATAAAGTTTTTGATCCTGGCATGTGGAGTCTGGATAACTATGGAGCTACTCTTATCGCTTTAATTTTTAATGGACCTTGTTTTCAATGGGATTCAACAGCAACATCAGCAACTTCAACACGAGCCACTATTATAGCTAATGCACCCACGGCATCAAGAGACATGTTAGTTTCTACACCTGATCGACACTTAGTATTCTTCGGAACTGAAACCACGATTGGTGACACTACGACTCAAGATGATATGTTTATACGATTTTCTTCTCAAGAAGATATTACCGATTATACACCGACAGCAATTAACACCGCCGGTACACAAAGACTGGCCGATGGTTCAAAAATCATGGGAAGTTTAAGAGGTCGTGATGCACTTTATATCTGGACCGACACAGCCATGTTTACCATGCGTTTTGTAGGTGCACCCTTCACCTTTGCTTATGAACAAGTTGGAACCAACTGTGGACTCATTGGTAAGAATGCACGAGTTGAAGTGGATGGAGCAGCTTATTGGATGTCGGACAATGGTTTCTTTAGGTATACCGGTCAACTTGAATCGATGGACTGTTTGGTAGAAGACTATGTTTATGATGATATTAATACCACTTCCAACCAACTTATTAATTGTGGCTTGAATAATCTTTTTGGAGAAGTGATATGGTTTTACTGTACTGAAAGTTCCAATGTGATTAATCGAATGGTGTCTTATAACTATATTGATTCTTCTGCTCAACGAGGCATATGGACAACAGGAAGTTTAAATAGAACAGCCTGGGAAGATTCAGCGGTTTTTGGTAAACCTCATGCAACGCATTATGATGCCGATACTGATACTTCTTTCGATGTGGTTGGTAATACCGATGGTATCACTACTTATTATGAACAAGAAAAAGGAAACAATCAGGTTAAACGAGGGGTGAGCTCTGCTATTACAGCTAATATTGAGTCTGGAGATTTTGATATTACTCAGGATCAAAAACAAGGGGTAACGTTCAGAGGAGATGGCGAATACTTCATGTCAATCAGAAGATTTATTCCTGACTTCTTGACGCAGACCGGAACCACACGTATAACATTATACTTAAGAGACTATCCAAATTCAGCTCAAGCAAGTTCGACCTTGGGACCTTTTGATATTACTTCGAGTACCACTAAACAAGATACTCGAGCTCGAGCACGATCGGTTGCAGTGAAAGTGGAGAATACCGCCGTCGATCAAACTTGGAAAATAGGAACGTTCAGATTAGACGTTCAAGCGAGTGGAAGAAGATAATGCCTTTTCAATCAGAAAAACAAAGACGATATTTATGGGCCAACGAGCCAGAGATTGCTCGTGACTGGACCGATACCTATGGCAGTGGAATAGCTAAAGCTTTAGGAGGAAGGATTCAATATCAAAGGGGAGGACCCGGACCAGGAGGCCAAGGTGCTAGAGGACAAGCTACTAAAAATCCTGGAAGAAGTGCACCGAGCGGAAGAAGTCATGACAGAGGAGGACAACAACATAGAGCTGCGGCAGCAGCATCTCATGCACCCACTACAGCAGCACATCATCCTGGAGAATCAACAGGTAGAGAACAAGCCATTGCTGATAGAACTTATACTAGACCTGACCAACTTTCGATTACCAGAGGAGGTCAGCACATAGGAACAGGACCTTTAACCCAATCATACGATAAAAATTTAAGAACTCTGGCTTTACAAAATCAATATCGACAAGGAGCCTATCAACGAGCTCATCCTTTCTTATCTAAAGTAAGAAGTGGATTAGGAAGTTTGGGAAGAGGCATAGGACATGTAGCTCGAAATTTTAATCCATTATCCTTTGCATTGGAGAATCCATTAATGAAGTTATTAATGTCAAGATATGGTCGAAGCAATATTAGAGATCTTTTCCAAAGAAATAATCAAAATATAAACTGGAATGACCCTGATGAAGAAGAAGATATTGCATGGGAAAATATTAATTATAATCCTAATGCTTTGACACGTTTACAAATGGAACAAGGTATTATGACTCCTGATATTCTTCCAGAAGATAAGCCTTATGAATCTTATTTTGATGACAGGAATTTAATGGCAGGAAATTACTCTCAAAATGCTGTAGCTAATCAAATGCTTGGGGCCAATTATGATCTACTAGACCCTTTTCAGCAACAGCAAATTAATGATGCAATCAATACATATGGAACAACTTCATTAGGATATATTAAAACATAATGGCAAAGATAGTACAGGTATTAACCCGAGCCGGATTAGAATATGATCCAACCGTTGCTAACTCACTCGTTAGAAACTTAGACGGTGTCATCCAGAAACTCAACACGACGTTTCAGGAAGAACTCAAACAGGAGATTGAAGCTAGAAACTTCTTTCTAATGTAATGGCTGTAGTTAATCAGTATAAATTTTTAGGAAACACAATAGCCACTGATGTCGAACAAACACTATTAACACCGGCGGTTGCAAGCTCAGGTTCGGTGGAGACGGTCATTATTAAATCGTTTAGAGTGACGAATACTACAGGCAATACTCCCACGATTACCATTACCAATGGCAGCACTAAGATTGTGGACACGGAAACATTAGCAGCGAACACCAGCGTTGAAATTTTAACGTTACCATTGATTGTAGAATCAGGGGTAGCTCTTAAAGTAAAAATGAGTAGTTCAGACTCTACCGATATTGCAATCAGCTATTTAAACATCAGTCAGGAGGTCACAGTATAATGGATACCATTAAACATAACGGGAAAGATATCCCGGTTTTGAATGCAAAGGTAACAACGACGATTAAACACAAGGAAACAGGTATCATTTATAAGGACGATGAAGAGTGGAAAGCTTTAGGGATCGATCCTTCTCTCATTAAAAGAGATGTGCTAGTCCAGATGCCGAGGCTTGATTTATATGGGAAAACAAAGTAATACTAAAAGTTCAGGTTTAATTCCTGCTCTTTTACAATTATCACCGAGATTAATATGGCTTTATTAGAAGAACAATTTACAGAAAAATTACAAGCAGGAGCCTCTCCTATTC